GGGTAGATTTATTCACATGTTTTTCCATTGAGCCAAGGTTCAGGTTGCAAGATCCACAATTAAATTGTACAAAAACCGAAAGGAGTCCCGGGGCGTGGAAAAAATTTCAGTTGTAAATCCATTTGAGATGTTTGGACGTATGTGCGTGCTTCTTGATTCTGCGCCTCATTATCGTGAACAGAGCATCAAGAATCTTGGTTTTAGGTTCATTCCTGCGATTGAGCATGGCAAGGTTCGTTATTACATGCGCGATGGTTCTTTGGTTGGGTTTTGCACATGGTGTTTTCTGACGGAGGAGGAGGGACGCACTCAGAAATATAATGGCAGGGAGGTTTTTGCGCGGACGGATGGTGAACAGGCGTGGGTTATAGACATGGTAGCTACGGATAGTGTATCATACATCGCAAAGGACATGCGCCGATTCATACCAGAGCATACTGGGCATCAGGTTGGACACTGGCGAAGACCAAGCGGTAGGAGATGTTATGCGCGGAATATTCCCTGAAACTAGGAAGCGTTGGACTGACGGTTTAGATTTTGGTGTTGAAGACACTCGCGATTATTATGAGCGCATGTATTGGTGTTTTGGTGGCGACAGTGACTCTGGTGGTAACACTGGTGGGTTTTCTGACGAGGATGTCGATCAGGACATGCAACAGGATATTGCTGCGGCATCTGTTGGTCTGGGGAAAGACGACTTCGGATATTCTGCTGGTTTTGATCCTGGCAATTTGAGTGACGATCAACAAGCTGCTGTTGATGCATCGCGCTCTATTTCTGAGGCGGCGGCTCGTGGTCAGGATGCGGTAAACGCGGCGCAGGCGGCGGCAAACGCTAGTCCGTCAGTATCACAGGCTCTTGCGAATTTATCTGGTATGACTGTCGGTGGATATGCGCCTGGTCGAAGTCAAGCGGAAGCACGACAGCAGGCTATAGAACGGGCGTATGCAGTTGACAGGTACGGGAACCCCGTCACTACCAATCGAGGTAAAGGTAAACTTGGTAGGGGTTTTGACCCTGTTACTGGTCGCGCACCTACGGCGGCAGAGAAAACAGCGATACAGGCAGCGGCTGATATTGCGTTGGGTGAACAACAGGCTGCCACATCTAGTGCACCTAGTGACGCCAAAGCTGAAGAAACTTCTATTACTGGTATTCCAAGTCTTTCCGCTGTCCCTGATCAGTTTACTACTCCTGCTTTGAGCAATATTGGTCAGACAGTCTCTGAAGCTATAAACGCGGAGGATATATTAGGGTTCCCCGGTGAGTTGAGCACGCCTTCAAGTCCGGTTGCAGAGGCTCTGGCTGCGGACATCGCTCAACAAGCGGAACAACGCACTGCTGAACGAGCGGCTCAACAAGCGGACTTCATGGATACGCTTCAGTCCAACATATCCAATGCCATTGCGGCTAAAGCTGGAACCCCGACACAGGCTTCTTCTTTACCTAGTTCTCCGTTTGGACAGGATGTAACTACTGAAAGTCTTCAAGCCGCTCAAGACAATCTGAGTGCTAGAGCCGGACTAACAACGCAGGCAACAACTGATGCACCTGCTGATGTTGGTATAGCTTCATCTCCGTCAGTATCTGCGGCGGATGTTTTGGCCGGATCTCTTGACATAAGCAATCCTAATGAGATGGCAGCAGCAGAGAGAGCGGCTAGCGTCTCGGCTCCCGCATCTGCACCCGGTCAGCTTTCCGCCGCAGAAATGTCGGCTCTTGATGCATTGGCGGCTAGAGGTTTTGAGGATGAGACTGCTGCGATGGGTCTTCGTGCTGGTGACCTAACACCGGGTCAGATCGCTGACAATGTTGCTGCAAACATAGGATATGATGACGTTGGTCTGCCTAGAGGTCTTGAGACTATCACAACCTCAAGGGGCGCAGATATCACAACGAACCTAGCTGGCCTGACAAGAGAACAGGCAGAAAACCAACCACTTTCAATGGACATAGCACAGTTTATTGGATCTGACCCTTATGGTTATGAAGTTGATCCTGCGACAGGTCAGGTTGTTGGTCAGGTTGGAACCCCCGGTTTTGGTATATTAGGAGCTGCGACAGATTTTCTTCAGAACATGTTCCTAGGTCCACCGCAAACTACTGAAGATCTTATTAATCGTGGAGTGTATACTGGAATGACGGGTGTAGGTGGTGACGGGATGATGGGTGACGGTCCTCCTGATGAGCCTGTTCAACAACCTCCTACCACAGATCCATGTCCACCAGGGTACGCTCTAGTTGATGGTGTCTGTACACCTGTTAGTGCGGAAGAAGAAGCTGCGTTCAAGTTTGGTACGGACACAGAGGTCAGATACTTTGATCCATTTACACAGGCTACTCAGGTTGGTGGAGCAAATCCGTTTGTTCTTCAGCCATACAGACTCGGACAAAATCCATTTGCGCAACCCACACAACAGGCTCCTGCTAGCACAGGTATTCAAGGCTTGTCACCTACTGGAGCGGCTCTAGGTAGAAGCATCTAATGAGTCTGGAGACAATACCTGACGAAAAACTGAAAGAGATTTATGCTCTTCAGCAGGCAAAAGTTAGATTAGAGATACGCGAAAAGGCTCGCGATCACTTCATGCCGTTTGTGCATCATGTGTATGACGGCTTTGTTGAGGGCAGGCATCATCGTATAATCGCGGAAAAGTTGGAGCGGGTAGCGAGGGGCGAGTTAAAACGTCTCATAGTTAACATGCCTCCTCGACATAGTAAGTCGGAGTTTGCGTCATATTTGATGCCTTCGTGGTTCTTGGGGCGTAATCCCAAGTTAAAGATTATTCAAGCTACGCATAATACTGAGCTTGCTGTGAGGTTTGGTCGTAAGGTTCGTGATTTGATTGACACACCGGATTACCGGATCGTGTTTCCCGATACCAGTCTCAAGGCAGATGATAAAGCAGCAGGCCGCTGGGGTACTTCAGCAGGCGGGGAATATTTCGCGGCAGGGGTGGGAGCGGCGATGACTGGCCGTGGTGCGGACTTGTTGATCATTGATGATCCGCACTCTGAGCAAGACGCCTTATCTTCTACTGCTTTCGACAATGCTTTTGAGTGGTATACGTCTGGTCCTCGCCAGCGTTTGCAGCCGGGTGGAGCGATTATCATCGTTATGACGCGGTGGGGCATGAAGGATCTGACGGGTCAGGTCTTGAAGATGCAGGGTTCTGACACTTTGGCGGATGAGTGGGAGGTTGTGGAGTTCCCAGCGATATTGCCGTCAGATAAGCCTTTATGGCCTGAGTTCTGGGATCACGACTCGCTGGTTAAGGTCAAGGCGTCTTTGCCTGTTGGCAAATGGAATGCACAGTGGCAGCAGAATCCGACAGCCGAAGAAGGGGCGATTGTCAAGAAGGAGTGGTGGAACACTTGGACGAAGGAGGAGATTCCATCGGTCAAGTACATCATTCAGTCTTATGACACTGCGTTCAGCAAGAAGGAGTCGGCTGACTACTCTGCGATTACAACGTGGGGTGTATTTGAGAACGAGGAGACACGGGCTGACAATATTATACTTATGGATGCACGGCGTGGGCGTTGGAACTTTCCAGAGCTAAAAGCTGTGGCCAAGGAGGAGTATGAGTATTGGGAGCCGGACATGACGATCATTGAGGCGAAGGCGTCAGGTATGCCGTTGACTGATGAACTGCGTGCGACAGGCATTCCTGTTATGAACTATACACCAAGCAAAGGTCGTGATAAAGTGACTCGTATGCACACTGTGGCACCTTTGTTTGAGGCTGGTATGGTGTGGGCACCTGAAGAGAAGTTTTCGGATGAGGTGATTGAGGAGTGTCTAGCCTTCCCGCATGGGGAGCATGATGATTTTGTAGATAGCATGACCATGGCTCTGATACGTTTCCGGCAGGGTGGATTTATTACTTTGGACGGAGAAGATGAGGATCAGGACTGGTATCCTAAGAAGCGGGAGTATTACTAATGACAGAAAAATTACCAAAAGGCACAGGTTATTCCGGCAGCACTGAAAAAGCCGCAAGGGCTGGTGATAAAGCCGCGATTAAACGTCTTCAAAAGGATCGTGACAAACTCAAGAGATCTGACGCTTTTGCCGAAAAGATTAGGAAGAGAGACGATCTTACAGAAAAAGAAAAGATGCGTTTGATTCGTGAGGTAACGGAAAACATCAACACTGAGAACGAAGTAGCACTCAGTAAGGGTGGAACAGTAGAGTTTCGTAATGGCGGTAAAGTTTCACTAGGTAAATTTAAGGGTAATTTCTAATGTCTAGTAAGAAAAAGCCCAAGGTTAAAAAGTTTGATCTTACGACTGCTTCTATTGAAGAGTTGGAACAGAAGATTGCGGAGCTTCGCGCAGAGAAAGAAGTCGTTACCAAATCTGGTGGTGGTTTAATCCGCAAGGGAACATTTAAAGGAACATTCTAATGGCTATACCTCCACGCCCTATGGGTAGTTTAACGGATTCTGGTATTGAAGCCCCAGAAGGCATGAACATAGAAGTCCCACAGGTTGAGGACTTTGCTGGTGGCGCGGAGGTCATGCAACAGCCGGACGGTAGTGCAATCATTCAGGCACTCATGGGCGGTGAAGCCGAGGGTATGGAAGTTCAAGCGGAGGCTTATGATCACGGAGCAAATTTAGCGGAGATTATTGATGAAGCAGTATTGGGTGAAATTTCAAGTGATTTGCGAGAAATGTATGAAGAAGACGTTGAGTCTCGCGAAGAGTGGAAAGAAGCATATACAAAAGGCCTTGACCTCTTGGGCATCCGATATCAAGAACGGACTCAGCCTTTTGAAGGAGCAAGTGGAGTCACGCATCCGCTCATTGCTGAATCGGTAACACAGTTCCAAGCACAGTCCTATAAGGAACTTCTGCCTGCTGGCGGTCCTGTTCGTACACAGGTTATGGGACTCAAGAGTCCAGAAAAAGAAGCGCAGGCTGCTCGCGTCAAGAACTTCATGAATTACCAGATCACGGAAGTGATGGAAGAGTTTGATCCTGACACGGATCAGATGCTGTTCTATTTACCGCTGTCTGGCTCTACTTTTAAGAAAGTTTATTTTGATCAGACTCGTGGTCGCGCTGTTTCTGCGTTTGTACCAGCCGAAGACTTGGTTGTTCCGTACTCGGCTACAGATCTGATGACATCTCCTCGTGTTACGCATGTTCTGCGTATGGATGAAAACAACTTGCGCAAAATGCAAGTAGCAGGGATCTACCGCGATGTTGAGGTGTCCGCTGACAACGCAGACGATAACATTGTTAGAGACAAGGTTGATGAACTAGAGGGCATCAGTCGTAATTATTCAGAAGATATTCACACCGTTCTTGAAATGCATGTTGATCTAGACCTCGAAGGTTTTGAAGACACAAACATGGAGGGTGTGCCTACTGGTATTAAGTTACCGTATATTGTGGTCTTGGATCATGGGTCAGGTGAGATACTTTCAATCACTCGTAACTTTGATCAAGGCGATCAGCTAAAACGCAAGCGTCAATACTTTGTTCATTACAAGTTTCTGCCGGGTCTAGGATTCTATGGCTTTGGTTTGATCCACATGATCGGCGGATTAGGTCGTGCAGCCACAAGTATATTGAGACAATTGATAGATGCTGGAACACTGGCCAATCTGCCATCTGGTTTCAAGGCTCGAGGTATTCGTGTCCGTAATGATGATGAACCTATCGCTCCTGGTGAGTTTAGAGATATTGATGCACCGGGTGGTGACATTCGCAACTCAATTATACCTCTACCGTATAAAGAACCATCAGGCACGTTAGCACAATTGTTGGCGTCATTGATTGAAGGTGGTCGCCGTTTTGTATCCATCGCGGATCAGCAGATGGGTGAAAAGCAGAGTGGTGACATGCCTGTAGGCACAACTGTGGCACTGCTTGAGCGTGGTATGAAGGTTATGTCAGCCATCCATAAACGCTTGCATTACGCTCAGAAAACAGAGTTCCGGCTCCTCGCTAGAGTCTTTGCAGAAAATCTCCCTCCTGTGTATCCTTACGAGGTAGCCGGAGCACCTTCTGAAGTGAAGGCACAGGATTTTGATGGTCGTGTGGATGTTATTCCTGTGTCCGACCCGAACATCTTCTCGATGTCACAGAGGGTTACTCTAGCGCAGACACAACTACAACTTGCGCAGTCTAACCCACAGATACATAACTTGTACGAAGCATATAAGCGTATGTATCAGGCTCTTGAAGTTCAAAACATTGACGAAATCTTGCCAGCCAAGAAGGAGCCGCAACCTACCAGTCCTAGTATTGAGAACGCAAAAGCCTTGCAGGGCGAGTTGATTACAGCCTTCCAAGAACAGGATCATGATGCGCATATTATGACGCATGTGACATTTATGAAACTACCATTGGTAGCGACTTCACCTAATATTTATGCTATATTTATGTCTCACCTTCAGGATCATATTTCTATGAAGGCACGTTTGACTGTTATGGCACAAGTACAGGAGCAACAGGCTCAAGCTCAACAGATGATGTTGGCGGCACAAATGGGTGCTGTAGATCCTATGATGGCGCAACAGCAAATGCAGATGGCTGGTCAGATGTCGCCAGACGCAGTTGAAGCGGAAGTGGCCAGACTTGAGGCGCAGATTACACAAGAAGTTCTTGCGATGGTGGCACCACCGCAGGGTCAGCAAGATCCACTTGTAGCCATACGGCAACAGGAACTTGCTATCAAAGCAGCGGAATCTGAGCGCAGAGCGCAACAGGATGCCGCAGAGTTGGCTTTAGAACGTCAGAAACTCCAACAAAGAGCCATGACTGACGCAGCACGCATTGAACTCCAAGAGGAGATCGCTGAAGACAGAGCGGATGTAAACAGAGAGCGCATCCAGACTCAGAAGGAGCTAGCGTTACGAAATGGGTAATCTTGTATGGTTGTTGCAGAGGTTCTGACTGGAATAGCATTAGTAAAGCAGGCGACTGATTTTATTAAGAGCAACATAAACACAGTCAAAGACATTTCAGAAATAGGACAGCAGATTGACGATCTCTTTCGCGGTGAGAAAGAGGCGCAACAAGCACGCAACCGTAAATCCGGTAAGGGTTTAGCGGATCAGTTTGGTGTGGAGAGTGTTGCTCGCGAAGTAATTGACGCCAAACTTGCACAAGAAAAGCTGCACGAAGTAGCGGTAATGGTTGACATGCGTTTTGGCCCGGGCACTTGGCGCGGTATTGTGGATGAACGTGCACGCCGTATGCAAGAAGCTAAAGAAGCTGCGTTGAAGGCTAAAAAACAAAAACAGAAGGAATATGATGAGATGATAGAGTCAATAAAGACAGCTTTAATCATTAGTAGTGTTGTGGTGGTGGGAGCACTTGTCATAGTAGGGACAATGATGCTGGCCGCTGGAGCGGCAGGAATGCTATGACGGTAGATAAGTTTTTAGAATGGAAGATACTGCCACGGTTTATGATGCTTGTTAGCACCGCCATGTCTTGGCGTTGTGCAGAGTGGTTTATGTCTTTGGATTCTCCCACCGCTTCTCAGTCGGCCTTCGTTTCCGTGGTTATGGGGGTCATGACAGGCGTTTTTGGAATTTGGATGGGGCACGAGCATAAGCCAGCCCCTCAAAAAGATGTTTAAGGTTATAGTTTTAGCTTGTAGTGTTGCTTTTCCATCCGATTGTTGGGAGTATCATGACACGAGAGGCCCGTATGAAAGTATGGAAAGATGTCAGAAGCGAGCGTATAAGATGGGTAATGACATAGCCGAGATACATAAAGGGCGTATTATGCCAAAGAAGTTTCGTTGCGTAGCTTTGAAAGGAACACAGCTATGACAAAATGGCTAAAATGGCTAAAATGGTTACGGATGAACCAGTCTGTTGATTTATCACAGCACAGGCAACACACAACTAAATATGAAGATTTGTGTATGTAGGAGAAATACATGTTACAGGCTCTCATTGGCCCAGTTACTGGATTACTTGACAAGTTTATACCAGATGCAGATGAAAAGGCTCGGATCGCCCACGAGTTGGCCACGATGTCCGAAAAACATGCTCAACAACTCGCTCTCGCTCAAATTGAAGTGAACAAAGCAGAAGCCGCGTCAGGTTCTTTGTTTAAGGGCGGCTGGAGGCCAGCAGTTGGATGGGTCTGCGCAATTGCCTTCATGTATCACTTTATTTTGAAAGATCTAATTATATTTGGTGCATCATTTGCTGGGTATCAATTGCCTGAACTGCCTGATTTTGACATGGGGACGCTCTTAACTGTTCTCGGCGGAATGCTTGGAATCGGCTCCCTCAGAACCTACGAAAAGCAGAAAGGGCTTACCAAGTAGTTAAAACTAAGCTATTATGAGTAACGATTTTTATTGACAGGGGGCTATCATGCCGTTTGAAGACTATAGTTCTAAACAGAAAAAGCTTGCTCGTGTAGCCGAGCCACGCGATGCAATCACTGGTGCAGATTTTGAAGCTCTACGCAACAGTAAAATGGGGGGTGGCATGGTTAAATATGCCGAGGGCGGAGATGTACGCCGTGAAATGTTGATGCAACTTCTAGATGACGCTCGTGAAAACAATGATAAGGATAAGATCATTGAAATTGAAGCAGAACTTTTTCAAATGGGTGACGCTGAAGGCATGATGGGTGGCGGCATGGTTAAAGGCCGTGGCTACAAGTATGGTGGCAAAGTCAAAGGCATGTATCGCGGTGGCAGTTTAGGATCAAACCCAATGAAGGGTCGAGGTTGTGGTGCCGCAATGTCTGGTAAAGGTTTTAGTGGTACATTCTAATGCCTGTTATCAACATTAGCATCTTGATGGACGATGCTCTTCCAGTTGATAAGATGATATCATCTGGAGATGAGGGCAATAATTGTCCTCTGCCAACTCAAGATGAAGAACTTAACGCTGAAAATCGACAAATTGCGATAGAAGAAGCTAACTATCGTGAGCCTAATATAGGTGCCGCTTTTCGCGCAGATGATGTATGTGGATCTTGTTCTGCGTATAATCAGACGAATGAAATGCTTAAATGTATTGAAGATGACTCTGGTAATACTGGGTATTGTCAGATTTGGAAGTTCGTCTGTGAAAGCGACAATACTTGTGATAGCTGGGCAGAAGGTGGCCCTATTACAAGTGACAAACAAGCCACATACAAAGATATTATATAATGGATGTTGCAGACTTCTCAAAACATGTTTATAAATTATTGACACAGCGCGAGGAACAGATCGCGCTGATGTTAACATCTGGTGGAGTTCAGAACTTTGAACAATACCAGCGGCTGGTTGGCGAGGTTCAGGGCCTTGTCTATGCCAAAGAAGAAATTAAATCCCTGCTGGAGAAAAATGTAGACGATGTCGAAGACTTTATACGTTCCTGACCATGTCGCAGCAAGAGTCAATAAGAAACCCGAAACATCTGTAGATAGTGCATATGTTGAAGAGGGTAAACGAGTATTAGACCCTTCCCTTTTAGATAAATCATTAAAAGAGCGTCTCCCACAACCAACTGGTTGGAGGATTCTTGTCATGCCATATCAAGGCAAGGCAAAGACTGAAGGTGGAATTATTATTCCCAACGAAACTCGTGAACGAGAGGCTTTAGCGACAGTTGTTGCTTACGTCTTAAAATTAGGGCCTCTTGCGTATCAAGATCCAAATAAATTTGGAGATAATGCTGATCCTTGGTGTCAAGAAGGTCAGTGGGTTTGTATTGGTAGGTATGCAGGCTCCAGATTTAAGATAGATGGAGGAGAAGTTCGCATCATCAACGATGACGAAGTTATCGCCACTATTCTAGAACCTGATGACGTAAAACAAGTTTAGGAGCTACAGGATGTCGGAAGCACAAGCCGCAGTTGAAGAGAACGTAGAAGTTACTCTTGAAGATGATAAAAAAGCTGTTCAGACGGAAGAAGCCGTTGAACAGGAGCCACAGGCAAAAGAGTCATCAGATGATGAGCTAGATAATTATAGTCGTGGTGTTCAAAAACGTATTAAAAAATTAACTGAAAAATACCGTTACGCAGAGCGAGACAAAGAAGAAGCTGCTCGTTTAGCGGAAACACTGAAGAATGAAAATGACCAGCTTAAACAAAAGCTGTCGAATCTTGATCAGGGTTATATTTCAGAATATGGTACTCGTATTGAGTCTCAAGTAGCTATGGCCAAGCAGGCGTATAAAGATGCGCATGATAGAGGCGATGTTGACGCTATGTTTGAGGCTCAACAGGCTTTGTCGAAGATATCTATTGAACAAGAGAGATATCGTCTTGCAAAACAACGGCAAGAAGCACAACCCATCCAGTCTGCACCTAGTCAGGTACAACCCGAACCTGCACAGCAAGTGCAAGCGGCGGCGGAGCCAGATCCGAAAGCGAAAAAGTGGGCTGAAACCAATGAATGGTTTGGCGAAGACGAAATAATGACGCAGGCTGCGTTAATAATTGATAAGGATCTCCGTTCAGAAGGGTTTGACGGAACGGAAGATGAGTATTATGATGAACTGAACACCCGTATTCGGAAAAGATTTCCGAATGAGTTTGGTAAATCAAATAACGGGGGAGGTAATAGAGTCGCCTCGGCTAATACCTCCGCATCTCGCAGTGGACTACAGGGGCGCAGGACCGTCAAGTTGACACATTCACAAGTGGCTATGGCTAAAAAACTTGGTGTTCCTCTTGAAGAATATGCCAAGTATGTAAAGGACTAGGACATGAGTGACACAAGACAACCACGGTCAACACAAACACGCGAAAAAACAACGCGCAGGAAACCTTGGGCACCGCCCAGCCGACTAGAGGCACCTGAAGCACCCGCCGGATATAGGCATCGCTGGATCAGGACTGCTCTTAGAGGTGATGAAGACAAAATTAACGTCCATGCGAAACTTCGTGAAGGATGGGAACCAGTCAGAGCCGATGAGTACGCAGGTCATGATTTTGCAACTATTGATGAGGGAACGCATCAAGGTATCATTGGTAACGGTGGACTAATGCTAGCCCGTATACCTGAAGAGACAGCGCAGGAAAGAACCGAACACTACCGGGGACGGACCCGCGAACAGATGATCGCTGTTGACCAGGACTTGATGAAGGAACAACATCCTTCAATGCCTATTCAAAATGATAGGCAAAGTCGTGTAACCTTCGGAGGTCGCACACGCGACTCCGAGTAGATATTGTAAGGAGCTAAATCCATGGCAAACGCTAATGGTTCATTTGGCCTTCGCCCAATCTCAAAGTTGGGTCAGAACGCCAATTCAACTGGTGCGTCTGGATACACACTCTATGAAATTGCCGCAGGCAACAGCAATGCTATCTACCAAGGTTCCCCGGTCATTCCTCTGTCCACAGGATACATTGATATTGTGGGCGCGGCGGCTGGTGGCACTGTAGGTTTGCTTGGTGTTTTCTGGGGTTGTGAGTATGTATCTTCAACCACTGGCGAGAAGATTTTCTCAAATTACTGGCCAGGCTCTGGCGCGGATACAAATCATCCCGTCAAAGCTTTCGTATATGATGATCCAATGCAGATGTATGCAATTGCATCTGATGCATCATTGACTAGCAAAGCGACTCTTCGTGGTCATGTCTTCGCTAATGCTAACTTCTCTAGCGGTACTTCAGGTTCTACCACCACAGGTATTTCCTCTGCTGCTTTGGCTGTTAGCACTATCAACACCACAAATACGCTGAATCTGCGTATTATGGGTTGGCAAGAAGATCCTGAGAACGAAGACTTCACTGCTGCTGGTATTCCCGTAATCGTTCGTTTGAACAACCACTTCAACAGTGCCAATGGTGCTATTGCAGGTGGCACTGTTTCAACAACTGGCGTATAAGGAGGTACAGTAATGGCTATTTCTCGCGCACAACTGGCGAAAGAGCTGGAACCTGGCCTCAATGCCTTGTTTGGCATGGAGTACAATCGGTACGAAAACCAGCACGCCGAAATCTTCACCACTGAGTCCTCAGATCGTGCATTTGAGGAAGAGGTTATGCTTTCCGGGTTTGGAGCTGCCCCGACTAAGTCGGAAGGTTCTGCCGTCAATTTTGACGATGCCAACGAAGCATATACCGCTCGGTATAACCATGAAACCATCGCACTGGCATTCTCAATCACTGAGGAAGCAGTTGAGGATAACCTGTATGACCGTCTGTCATCTCGTTATACTCGTGCTCTTGCCCGTTCAATGGCACACACAAAGCAGGTAAAAGCCGCTTCTATCCTGAATAACGGATTTAGCGGTGGTGCATTTGCAGGTGGTGATGGCCAGCCTTTGCTGGATACCGCTCACCCACTGACAAATGGCAGCACCTTTGCTAACGAGCCTTCAACAGCCGCGGATCTGAACGAAACTTCTTTGGAAGACGCTTTGATCAGCATTGCTGGGTTCGTTGATGAGCGTGGCCTGAAAGTTGCCCTGCGCGGTACAAAGCTGATTATCCCCCGTCAGCTTCAGTTCGTTGCAGAGCGTCTGATGGTGTCTAACCTTCGTGTTGGAACTGCTGACAACGATATCAACGCTATCCGGTCTATGGGTATGTTGCCTGACGGCTACGCTGTCAACGACTTCCTCACAGATCCAGATGCGTTCTTTATCCTGACAGATGCTCCTCGTGGTTTCATCCACTTTGAGCGTGTCCCTCTGTCAACTCAGATGGAAGCAGACTTTGACACTGGCAACATGCGGTTTAAAGCTCGTGAGCGTTACAGCTTCGGCTTCTCAGACCCACGTTGCGTGTTTGGTTCACCAGGCGCATAAGTGTAAAACACAGACAATCAAGGGCGGCTTTCCAGTCGCCCTTTTTTGTGTTAGATTTAGGTAATCCTCCCTAGACTCGGAGCCGTATTTATTGCGGCTCCACTCTTTTTAGTATATGCTATGTTTATTCCTGACAGATCCATGGGGGATCTGACACTAGCCACGACAGGAGATTGACATGGCTACAACTACCTTTTCTGGTCCTATTAAGGCCGGAACTATCCGCGAAGGCGCATCTGCTAACGTGGGTTTTGTAAAAATGGCTCAAACAGCGACATGGACTCAGTCCACAACTGCCGCTGACACAGGAATCATCATTCCTGCAAACAGCCAAATCACTGAAATCATCATCAACATCACAACCGCCACAACTGCGGCTAACATCAGCATGGGCACTACATCAGCTGCAGACGAACTGTTTACTGCTCTTGCCGCTGGCACCGCCGCTAATGCATTCAAGTATGGTTCTGACGGCACTAAAGCTGACACAGACACTTGGGCAAACATTGGTTCGTCTGATGCGTCAATCTTCATTGACTTCTCCGCTGGTACAGCTGGCGAAGGCTATGTGACTGTTGAGTATATCCAGAACATTAACAACACTATCTAATAGGAGGTTGTAATGGCTGGTCCGGTAACCGCGTATAATTGGGCGCAAGGAACAGCGGCAGGCGTTGTAGGTCCAGGTCGTTCTCGTATTCGTCAAATCGTCATATATGCCGCAGCGGCAGGCGCATTTACGATCAAAAACGGCTCGGCCTCTGGTGACACATTGATCACGCAAAAATTTCCGACAGGAATCCATCATCTGAACATTCCAGCAGATGGTATTCTAGCAACGGATGGTGCGTATGTTAGTGCATTCACAGGATCTAGCAATGAACTGACCGTCTTCCTTTCGTAGGAGACAAAAATGTCTGTCCACGAGATAAGATCTATATCTCAAGTCGGCACAAGCGAACCGTTTGAGCTACAGGTCGCTCGTGGGCAGATTCCGGGTCATAAAACTGTCTTTAAGTTTGGCTACAACGCTTCTGTTGAAGACACTAAGGAAACCATCTGGGAACAGGGCGGTTTATACGCTTATCCCGCATCAGCCACAGTAATGACTATATCAAGCAGTTCAGCTAATGACACTGCCGCAGGAACTGGTGCAAGAACGGTAGAAGTTTTTGGCCTAGACGCCGATTACAACGAAATAAACGAAGTTGTCACATTAAACGGGCAAACGGCTGTTAACACTACAAAATCTTACCTACGGATAAATCGCGGCATTGTTCGCAGTGCAGGCAGTGGTGCCGCAAACGCTGGCACACTTTACGCAGGAACAGGTACGGTTACATCTGGGGTTCCAGCTAATATTTACCTGACCATAAATGGGGATGGCGACAACCAAACATTGATGGGTCTTTGGACAGTCCCCGCAGGATATACGGCGTTTCTTACAAAGATGGCTTTATCCACAGGTACAGCAACTCAGACACCTGCTATTCTGAATGCTGCTCTTGTTGCTAGGCCATACGGAGAAGTCTTCCAGATAAAAGAAAGATTTACCCTGACAGATAGCGCACACGAACAGTTTTATACTTTTCCATTAAGGTTCACAGAAAAAACAGACTTGGAAATGAGGGCGTTTTCTTCTTCAGGGTCTGTTGACTTTAATGTGTCCGCGTCAATGGAATTTATTTACATACAAAATAACGGTAGGTTGTAATGGCTAGAGCACCAAAAAAGATGCCAAAGCGCAACAAGAAGAACTTCCGATCTACAGAGTCTGGAGCGGGAATGACTAAAGCAGGCGTGAGGGCTTATCGCCGCGCTAACCCAGGTTCAAAGTTAAAGACTGCTGTTACAGGCAAGGTTAAGAAAGGTTCTAAAGCCGCAAAGCGGCGTGCATCATACTGTAGCCGTTCAAAAGGACAGATGAAGATGCACAACATTAACTGTAGCAAAACACCTAAAAAGCGTATCTGTGCAGCTCGGCGGAGATGGAAATGCTAAACAAGATTCTAATTGGTTTGGTCAGTTTCTTTTCCGTCCTGTCCGTTGGATTTATCGGTTGGGTTGGATTTAGTATTGTTGACTTGAAAGTAGAGGTTGCTGAAACACACGGTAAGGTTGCTGCGAACTATGAAATGATTAAGCCTATGTGGGAAGCGTTTTTATCGGAGAAGAATCTTGGCAATCTCGCGAAGCTCAATATCCAAACAGATAACTAAAGGTGGCAGTATGGCAAAAGATGCATGTTATCGTAAAGTAAAGGCTCGTTATAAAGTCTTTCCTAGTGCCTACGCTAGTGGAGCCATTGCTAAATGTCGTAAAGTTGGTGCTAAGAACTGGGGCACAGGCGGTAAAAAGAAAAGGAAGTCTAGTGGCAAAAAACGAGGTAAAACCTTCTAAGCCAAAACGCAGGTTTCGTGGTAAGATTGTACCGGGTACAGCCGTTGCTCGAGGATGTGGTTGTGTATTGCCTAGACGCCGTAAAAGAACGAAGGGTTCTGTGGAGCAATCATAATGGCTGTTCGTAAAACAAAGAAGGGCGCGGCACTAAAGCGTTGGTTTAAGGAAGAATGGAAAGATGTTCGCACGGGTAAGCCATGTGGTCGCAAAAAAGGTGAAAAACGTGGTGTCCCTTATTGTCGCCCGTCTAAACGAGTTTCAAGCAAAACGCCCAAGACCGCTAGCGAATTGTCGTCTAGTGAAAAAAAGAGTAGGATATCTCAGAAAAGACGTTTGGGGCAACCTGCTGGCAAGCCTCGGCGTGTTAAATCGGTCAGGAGAAAGAAAAAATGAAAAATGGCAAAAAGAAGTTGATGAAAGGCTACAAAGATGGCGGTTCTGTCAGTCCTCGGAAGGCTATGGCTATGGGCTACCAGATGGGTGGCGATGTAGATGTGAAGCGAGCGCAGCTATTTGCCGAAAATCTTGGAAATATGATGCAGGGTTCTGTTCCAACTCGTAAACCAAGAGGCAGAGTCTGATGGCGACTTCTGGGTCAAGAGATTTTGCGCTAGACGTTTCTGATATTATCGAAGAAGCGTATGAGCGATGCGGATTAGAGGTTCGTACTGGATATGATGCCAGAACGGCTCGCCGTTCAATGAATCTTATGTTTGCAGACTGGGCGAACAGAGGGTTAAACCTTTGGACTGTTCGTCAAGCCACTGTGACGTTGACTCAGGGCACAGCAACTATTTCTTTAGCTTCTGACGTTGTTGATCTTTTGGAAGTGGTCTTACGCCGAGGTGGTACAGATTACGATCTGCCAAAGATCAGCCGTGGGGACTTCTTATCTATCCCTAATAAAAGCACGCAAGGAAGACCTTCACAGTTTTACTTTGATCGTCAAATCACTCCACAAATAAATGTTTGGCCTACGCCTGAGAATAGCACCGATCAAATCGTATATTATTATGTGCGTAGGATTGAGGATGCAGATGCTTTAGTAAATGACGTTGAATTGCCCTTCCGGTTCTTTCCTTGCGCGGTAGCTGGTATGGCGTATTACATTGCATTGAAAAGAGCACCAGAAAGAGTTCAATTGTTGAAAACAGTCTATGAAGAGGAGTTTCAGCGAGCCGCAGACGAAGATGAGGATCGAGTTTCACTGAAGCTAACTCCTAGTATTGAGTATTTGAGGGTTTAATGAGTAACTATGCGTCAGGCAAAGATGCTTATGGTATATCTGACCGTTCTGGTTTCAGATACCGCCTGCGCGACATGAAAACGGAATGGAATGGATTAAAAGTAGGACCAGATGAGTATGAGCCTAAACATCCTCAACTTGAACCTGTGCGTAGAGTTATTGATCCACAGGCGTTAAAAGATCCTAGGCCAGACATAAAAAACCCTTTTCCCTCTGTAATAATTACTTTTCCTGTATTTAGTTTGAGCACATTAAAATATGAACACATTGTTCCTGCCAAAAGTTTTCTTGGTGATGTAAGTGTTTTTACCAGTGAAAATGTAACAGTATCAGTTACGGGTCTATCATCAACAAGTTCTCTTGGTTCTGTTACGGTGGCAATAACATGACATACACACTAACAACTCTAAAACAAGCTATTCAAGACTATGTAGAAAATGATGAAACTACATTCGTCAACAACCTAGATAACTTCATACAGAACACAGAAGAACGTCTTCTGAAGCTGGTTGATCTGGACTACTTCAGGAAAAATGTTTCTGCGAATATGACAGCAAGCAACAAGTTTCTTTCTTTGCCAAGTGATTATTTGGCTACATTTTCTTTGTCTTTTGTTAAGAACGGAGAAAACATCTTCTTGTTGCAAAAAGATGTTAACTTCTTGCAAGAGTACACTCCAGATCCTACCGTGACTGGAGAGCCAAAGTATTACGGTATATTTGATGTAGACAACTTTATTTTGGCACCTACTCCAGATCAATCCTATAGTGCAGAGTTGCACTATTACTACAGGCCAGCTTCTATAACGTCCACCGTCACAGGCACTTCGTGGTTTGGCGATAATGCTCCAGATGCTTTGTTGTATGGATGTTTAACAGAGGCATATACATTCATGAAAGGAGAGCCGACTGTCATACAGATGTATGAGAAAAGATTCGTAGAGGCTGTCACACGCCTCAAGATATACGCAGAAGGTGTCGAAAACACAGATGCCTACAGAATAGGGTTAACGAGGGTTCCTAAACAATGATTGAAAACCTTGCAGGTAAGAATGTTGCCATTTTAGGGTTAGGTGGCAGCATCCATGACTATGTCATGAACAAAATTAACTCAGCCGAATTTGATGAAGTATGGGGGATAAACAGTATAGGTGGGGTCATGCATGTTGATCGCACCTTCATGATGGATCCAGCAAGTAGATTTTTAGACGACATAAAAGCTGGGACACAAACTGGTATTGCCAAAGAGTTTCTACTTAAAACACCTAACAAAGGCCCCATATATTCTTGTTGTTTGGATGACAGAGTACCGGAGATCGAACTGTATCCACTGGTTGATGTCATAACTGATTTAGGCTTTTCCTACTTCAACAACACGGTGGCTTATGCGTTGGGGTTTGCTATTCACAACAAAGTTGAGACAATCAACTTGTTTGGAATAGACTTCAGTTACAAGAAGAATATTAACTTTGCAGAAGCTGGAAGAGCTTGTTGCGAGTTCTGGTGCGCGATTGCATTAGCTCGAGGCATACGAATAGAAACCGCCAAAACATCAGGCTTTCTTGATACAAATATTCCTGCTAATGAAAAGCTTTACGGCTATCACAGACTGGAAGATCCTCTTGTTCAAACAATTGAAGATGGTCAAATAAAGATTGTTCCACAGTCTGAGTATGTGAGTCAAAAAGAAGAAGAACTGACTTCCCCAGAAGCACTAGATGCTCGTGAACCTGTTGTAATTGGTCGTCATGATATACCGGGAGTAACATATAATGATAAGCGTTGATGTAGGGATGGACGTAGGAAAGATTGACGTTATGACCTCTAACGAGGGCGGTCTTTCCTCTGATCAAATTGCTGAAATGGCTAGAAAAAAGATAATCTACATTGCTGACGATGCCCCGCCAGCAATCAAGGATCAGGCTCAAGTTTTTGCAGATCGTGTGGAAAATACATTGCGGTATTACATAGACTTGGCGAAACGTGAAGAGCGTGGTACTATAACCCAGACCTTGCGGAATGCGGGTCATACCGACATTGCTGAATATATTAGGAGACTATAATGGCAATTACGCAAGCGATGTGTACCTCTTTTAAGACGCAACTCCTAACAGGTACACATAATTTTACAAATGGTGCAAACAGCATTAAGTTGGCTTTGTACGCTATTTCTTCTGGCGGAAAATCAAGCTCTACAGCTACTTTGGGTGCGACCACTACAGCTTTCACCACAACTGGTGAAGTGGCAAGTAGCGGTTCATACTCAACTGGTGGCGGTGCCTTGACAAATGTAACACCGACTTCTTCCGGCACTACGGCCTTTGCAGATTTTAATGATCTGAGCTTCACCACAGCTACAATTACTGCCCGTGGTGCTTTGATCTACAATAGCTCTGCTACAAATGCGGCGGTAGCTGTTTTGGATTTTGGTGCAGACAAGACCTCAACCTCTGGCACGTTTACCATTCAGTTCCCAACAGCAGACTCCACAAACGCAATTATCCGTATCGCTTAACGGAGTAAGCTGTGGCTAACATCACGGGATGGGGCAGAGGCACTTGGGGCGAAGGGCCTTGGAATGAGGCCATACCCGTTGAAGTCACTGGCGTTCAAGGAACAACAGGTCTAGGTGAAGAAACCGCAACAGGAACGGCTCTTGTTGCGGTCACAGGTGTTTCTGCTACAGGTGCTTTAGGAACCCCATCCTTTAAGCTGGACGGTAAATTCCTTGCACCAAGTGTTTCGGCTACGGGTGCGGTAGGTTCCGTAACAGTAGCCGCAGGAGCGAGTGTTTCTGGCACAGGTGTTTCTGGCACAGGTGCAGTAGGCTCCGTTGCGGTAACAGGCACCTCTGTACTTACTCTTACAGGCACTTCGGCTACTGGAGAGGTTGGCACCGCATTAGCAGCGGGTGGTGCCATTGTCGAGGAAGATGGCCTTGAAGGTGCTGTCGGCTTTGGTGATGAGCAAGTTGTTGGCACAGCCAATGTGTTCCCGACAGGCGTTTCTGGCACTGGCGCGATAGGCACAGCTACCGCAGAAGGCATAGCGATTGCTACTGTAAGCGGCGTAAGAGGTCTTAGTCTTTTAGGCAGACCGCAAGTAGATGACATGGCAATCGGCGTTACAGGATTGTCAGCAAGCGGAAATATTGGTATTGTCTTTATCTGGGGAGAAATAATTGCTGATCAGACTGCTAACTGGTCAGAAATCGCCCCCGCAGATGCGGACATTTGGAGTGATATAACGCCTAACCAAGTTTCTGACTGGAAAGAGGTTGCATAGAAATGAGTACATATACCACCAGAACAGGTATTGAAAAGCCAGCGACTGGTACACAGTCGGGTACTTGGGGCGATACCACAAACACTAATTTTGACATTATTGACACAGCCCTAAATGGGATTGTGACACTTACCTTGTCTGGCACAAGTTCAAACCTCACCACAACTGATGGTACTGTCACAGACGGTATGAATAAAATGATTATTTGTGGCGGTTCCCCGTCTGGGACACATACCATAACGGTTGTTCCAAATGACGCAGAAAAGATTTATTTCGTTACCAACAATACTACAGAATCTGTTATATTCTCTCAGGGCAGTGGCGCAAATGTTACTGTTGCGGTTGGCGAGTCTCGTATTATTCATTGTGACGGTGCAGGGTCTGGTGCGGCTGTAACCGATTACACATCAACCTTGGCATCAAGCACCACTTTTATTGACGGTCAAGCCACGGCCTTGGCAATTGCACTAGGATAGAAAAATGGCAAACACTTTTAAGGTAAAAACTGACGCAGCGGCTCCCGCAGCCGCAGGTACGTTTGATACTGTCTATACAGTGCCATCCTCCACAACAGCTATTGTTTTGGGTCTGATGGTTTGTAACGTAAAGACTTCGCAGGTTACGGCATCTGTTCGATTGAACACAAATACAGTAGATACTGAAACCAATCAAACAGTTCTGTTGGTTCAGGATGTTCCGATCCCTGTTGGATCTAGTGTCGAGCTTCTTGCGGGTAACAAAGTTGTGATGCAGACCACAGACTTTTTGGAAATTGATTGCGACACCACGGCTGGTGTTGATGTGACTTTGAGTATTATGGAGATCACCTGATGCCATATCTGGGTAATGCGCCTGCCGAAGCATACAGCAATATATCCTATCAGGATTTAACTGGTGGTAGCGGAACTACTTTTACTTTGGACTTCCCTGCTGGCGCACCGGGGGAGCTAGAGGTATTTGTAAATAATGTCCGTCAGGAGCCAAGCGTTGCTTACACGGTTTCTGGCACTACCCTGACCATGACAAGCACCATTGCAGCCACTGACGACTTCTATGTGGTGTTCCAAGGCAAAGCCCAGCAGACCGTGAGGCATCCCGCTAATACCGCCTTGGAAGCAACTACTGGCACGTTTAGTGGTGCTTTATCTGCTACAACAGGTACGTTTAGCGGTGCAGTTTCAATGGGTGCAAATAACATTACATTTAGTAATGGTAATGGAATTGATTTTAGTGCGTCTGCTGGTGGTGGGGCTTCTTCAAGTATTCTTGATGATTATGAAGAGGGGACTTGGACGCCTGTTCTATCTGGTGCAACCACAACAACTTACACTTCACAGATTGGTCATTATACAAAAATCGGTAACTTAGTTTATCTACTTTTTGATATACAAATCAATTCAGTGGGTGATGGAAGCACCACCACTATTACAGGTCTTCCGTTTTCACAATTCAACAACGATGCGTTGGCTGTTTCATATTGGTCAGGATTAGCTGTGTCTCCTTATTTTGTATCATTTCAAATAGGTGGTGGACCTCAGGCTCTGGCCGTGGGAATAGTGGGTGCTGGGCCGAATATTACAAATGGGTTGGGCATTTTTGGCAACAGTGCAAGAATAATAGCTAGTGGTTGTTATAGAACACCAGCATAACCTGATTGGATTATCAGGTCGGACAGGAGATAAAAATGTCACTAACAGAAGAACAAGTACAAGACAAAATTGAGATAGTGGGTGAGCATAAATATGTTCAAGTGCGTACAGCTACTATTATTAAACGTGACGGCGTTGAAATTAGCCGTACCTTTCACAGACACACTGTAGCACCAGACGCTGACATCACAGGCGAAAGCGCAGAGGTTCAAGCTATCTGTGCGGCTGTGCATACACAGGCTGTAAAGGATGCGTATGCTGCGCATTTAGCGGCACAAGATATTTAATAGGGGTAGCCGATGGCACTTTCTAAGATAACAAATGATGGTGTAACTGGGCTGTCTATTGATAGCAGCGGTCGGATGCTGACGCCTGCTAGGCCAGCATTTAGGGTAAAATTTGATGCAGACACCTCCGCCATAAATATATCTACAATCCAAACATTAGACTTCAACACATATGGCTCTGTTGATTTTGATATTGGAAGCAACTTTGTTTTAGCAAGCAATAAGTTTGTAGCCCCGATTTCTGGTTTATATCAAATTGATTCACAAGTTGTAATTCAGAGTGCTGAAGCGTCTACTGGTGTTTATATTTATGTCAATATAAATGGAACAGATACTCGTGCAGGGGAAATAAACGACCCGCAAGGCGGTGGATATGCTTCAACAAGATATTCTGGGTTGTTTAATCTAACGGCAAATGATGAAATCCTGATAAGGGTTAGAACAATATCAGATACATCTGTCACTCTTAGGGGTGATGGCACAGATTTTAGCGGATATTTAGTAGGATAACGATATGGCATACATAGGCAAATCCCCAACAGGAACTGGCGTAAGGTGCAGCCTAGATGATGTAGTCTGGCCGGAGAAACCATAATGACACAAGCACGTGATTTAGCAGATTTGGCAGGGGCGGCAACCGCTGGCACGATTACAGGTCGCAACATGGTTATCAATGGGGCGATGACTGTGGCACAGCGGGGAAGCTTAACAGGCCAAACAGGAACTGTTTACACGGCTTGTGACAGGTTTCTTAGTGCTGAAGTGGGTGATACTGTTACAACTTCAACACAAGATACTGATGTACCGTCTGGGCAAGGATTTGCAAATTCATTAAAAATTGATGTGACAACAGCAGATGCTAGTTTAGCGGCTTCTGATGTTTTCCTTGTTATGACAAGACTAGAAGGGCAAGATTTACAGCATTTGCTTTATGGCACTAGCGGTGCAAAAGATTTGACTATTAGTTTTTGGGTAAAGTCGCCAAAGACGGGAACTCATATTCTTGAACTGCGCCATAATGATGCAACCTATTTTAATTCTCAAGCATACACTATTACATCTGCAAACACTTGGCAGAAAGTAGAACTTACATTTAGTGGGTACACAGCTACAGCGTTTGACAATGACAATGCGTATAGTTTGGGTATTACTTGGTTTTTAGCGGCTGGTAGTGATTACACAAGTGGCACATTATCTTCAAACACTTGGCACAATACAGGGGCTAATCGTGCAGTTGGTCAGGTTAATTGTGTTGATGATGCGGCTAATAACTTCTACCTCACAGGCGTTCAGCTTGAAGTAGGCTCAACTGCCACGCCGTTTGAACACGAGGATTACGGTACTACGCTTGCGAAGTGTCAGCGTTATTATTACAAGATAATAAAAAATGACGGAACTGTAACTTACTTTGGTACAGGTTATCATAAAAACACTACTCAAAGTCGTATTGTTTGTGATTTGCCTGTACCCATGAGGATAAAACCTACTGCTCTTGAACAGACTGGTACGGCTGGAGAGTACGCAACTTTTGAAGGTGGTACACAAGTAACTTGTACAGTAGTCCCAACGTACACCACTTATGGCACTGAATTTCGTCAAATAGTGCAATTTACATCTAGTGGACTTGTTACTGGCGGTGCTGGTGATGGTAGAACAAAAGATGTATCGGACGGAACAGTGTATTTAGCTTGGAGTGCTGAACTATGAGTTATTCGTTCATGTTTACAGATGATGATGGTTCTCACATTTACATTAGAGATGACCAGAAAAGAACTTGCATTGGGATTGATGCAGAGTTTCAACAATGGCTTCGTGACAATCAGGACAATCTGCCTGATGACATCCAAGCCAAGATTGATGCTGGCGACTTAACTATTGAGGATGCAAACTAATGCCATACATAGGTAAATCCCCAACAGGGTCTGGTGTACGCACTAGATATTACTTTACCGCTACTGGCGGCGAAACATCACTTTCTGGTGCAGATGATGGTGGCAAGACGCTCACCTTCTCTGATGGAGAGTATGTAGACGTATACCTAAACGGGATTGCCCTCGTAGCTGGCACTGACTATGGCACGGCTACAGCGAACACCATCAGCGGTCTTGCTGCACTATCTACTAACGACATTGTAGAGGTTGTTGTCTACGACATTTACAACGTAGCCAAGATTAACAGCGAAGCGGTTCGCACACGCCATTACTATACAGCCACAGGTGGTGAGACATCTATTGGCACCGCGCAGATCCCCGGCCTGTCTTTTCCCGGCGGCACAGAGATTGAGGTTAGCCTCAACGGTATTTCACTTGTGGCTGGCACAGATTACAACACAACAGCCGCAAACACTGTAGGCGGTCTGTCCGCACTCTCTGCTGGCAACGTCATTGAGATTATTATCTATGACAAGTTCCAGCTTGCTGACACCGTGAGCAAGGCTCAAGGCGGCACGTTTAGTGGTGCAATTACAGCTAATAGTGGTTTGAATGTAGGCACAATCAAAGAGGCTACTGGCACGACTACGGCCATGACTATTGATAGTAGTGGTCAGGTACTTTTGTCTGCCATACCATATATAAGAATGAAATCTACAGGCACTGTAAGCGTAAATTTAAGTACTTCCTTGGCAGTTCCATTTAATAATGTAATTGCCTCAAGGGGTATAACACTAAATACCTCAACTTATAAATTTCAGGTTCCAGTTACGGGGTTGTATCATTTTTCTGGAGCGGTGCGTTGGAACAGAGCAGCAAGTACTTATGTTTGGTGGAGAGTGGATGACGGAACTGGCACTGCTGTTCAAGATTCGTCGTTAGTTTTGAATGGGATGCACAATGCTACTGGTAATACCTTTGTTACCTCCGCTGGTGCATTTCTCTGTCCACTGACTGCATCAACCGACTATCAAATAAGTCTTGGTGACGGTTCAACTAGCACAGCGGTCGTTGAATCTAACCAAACCTTTATGGCGATTTATTTAGTGGGGGCTAGTTAGATATGGCAAACTATAAAAATATTGAATATCGTCAACCTTTGGAAACTGATGTTGATGCAAAAACAACAGCCACGTTGATATTGCAAGCATCAGATTGGACACAGCTACCAGACAGCGGCCTTACATCAGACTGCGTTGCGGCGTTTGCCACCTATCGTGCAAGCATCCGCACCATCAGACAAACAAACCCTGATAATCCAACTTGGCCTGATGCGCCTACGGAGGAGTGGTCATGAGCAGAGCCAGAGACTTAGCAGACTTAGGTGGCAGCGCAGATGCGGGTGTACTGACAGGCCGCAACCTCATCATCAATGGAGGCATGTCTGTCGCACAAAGAGGCACGTCAAGCACTTCAGCAGGAATAAACTCAGTAGATAGGTGGAATGCGGCTTTTGGCGGCTCTGGGGCTGCTGTCACACAATCGCAAGAAAGTCTGAGTTCAAGTGATGCCCCATATGCTTTAGGACTTAGAAACTATTTCAGGTCAACAGTTACAGGCACTTCTACTGATACTGGTGCTTATCATCAAATTCTACAGTATGTAGAAGCACAAAATATGGCTCAAAGTGGTTGGAACTTTACTTCTACTAGTTCTTATATAACGGTTTCATTTTGGGTTCGTTCAAGTCTTGCTGGTACCTATACAGTTTATTTTCAAAGCAAAGATGGTACTGAGCAAGTATATGCTCACGAATTTACCCTCAGTGCTAATACTTGGACAAAAGTAACTGAAACAATGCCGGGAAATTTAAATATTACCATAAACAATGATAATGGTCAGGGGCTACTTGTTGATGTATTGGCACATTTTGGCACTGATTACACGACATCTGGAAGTACAACAAATGCTTGGAAGACAAACGATAGCGCAGATATCACCAAAGACTATGCTCAAAACTGGTTAAATACTTCTGGCGCAACTTTTGATTTGACTGGCTTTCAGCTTGAGGTAGGCACTACTGCAACAGACTTTGAACACGAGGACTACGGCACTACGCTTGCAAAGTGTCAGCGGTATTATTTTCAATACGATGGTATCATTTATGGACAAGATTACGGCGGTGTTTATACATTGGGTTCTGTTAATAACCCCGTAACAATGAGGGCGCAACCCACTTACTCAGCAAGTGCAAACCCTAGTTCATTTACGCTAACCCCCAGTGGCAAATCTTTGGGTTGGATTATTCAGACTTCAGCACCCGACATATCAAACGGGGTTACTAATCTTGCAGGAACTGCGGAGTTATAAATGGACATAACGTCAGCACAATTTCTAAACAACCCGATTACAAACGAAGCTAACTCACTGATTATAGCTATCATTGATGGCACAGAAATGTTTGTACCACTTGACCCAGACAATACACACTACGCAGAAATCATGCGCCAAGTAGAAGCTGGCACCCTGACCATACAGGATGCAGACTAATGCCTTTAACCAAGCTGCAATTCAAGCCGGGGGTCGTAAAGGATACCACAGCGTATTCTAACGAAGGCGGCTGGGTTGACAGCGACAAGGTTAGATTTCGCTTTGGCTATCCAGAGAAGATTGGTGGTTGGCAGAACAGGACTCAAGATACTTTTCTTGGCACACCCAGATCTTTACATGCGTGGCAGTCTCTTGGTGGGGTGCCATATGTAGGTATGGGAACCACTAAAAAATATTACATTGAGTCAGGTGAGATATTTAACAATATCACCCCAATACGGTTTAGTGTTATGGTTCCAGCTAGGCCAACGTCTGTTTCTGCAATATCAGGGCTAGGGTCTGTAACTGTAGCAATATCATAGGTGCAATATGACTAACGTAACTGTATCTGCATCTGGAGTTTCAGGAACCTCTTCAACTAACTCTGTTACAATCAGTTTGGTTCAACTGATATCCGCTACAGGTTTTGCTGTAACATCTGGTTTAGGCACTCCGACACTGCCCGGAGTTACCACGACATTAGCTGTAACTGGCACTGCTGGCACCTCGGCGGCTGGCACTGCTTCTGTTTTGCCAAGCCTTGCCGTTCCTGTCACATCCCCCGCTCTTACGGCTACCCTTCAAACCCTGCCACAAGGCGTAGTTGCGGGTGCAGCCGCCACAGGGGTAATAGGAAATGCTGTCACACAAACACAGCTTCCTACGACTTCTCCTGTTACCTTTACAACGAGCAAAGGCAACACATTAGTTACTGTTACGCATCCCGATCACGGAGCCTTGGATGGTGACACTGTAATCATTTCAAACGTAGCCTTTGATGCAGATTTGTACCCAGAACTAGCAGAACAGCTAGCGGGTGAGTTCGTTATTACAAAAGTTAACGCAAGCCAGTATACATTTAACCTTTCTACAGGAGCTATTGACGGTGTGCTTCAAGCTGGAGAGGCGGATGTAGCTTATGAAATAAACATTGGTCTGGATACTTCTACAGGCGGTGTTGGCTGGGGTGCGGGTACATGGGGCCGTGGTGCGTGGGGTAGTGCCGCCAATGTCACCGCTTCAGATGCAATACGATTGTGGAAGCAAGATAACTTTGGCGAAGATCTTATCTTTAATGCCGTTGATAACGATATTTATTATTGGGATGCAACACAAGGTTTAGGCACTAGAGGCAAGTTACTGACCTTTTACTCAAGCAGTGCCCCGTCTAAAGCGCGACAGGTTGCGATATCCGACAGAGATAGACACGTTATAGCGTTTGGAACCACGCCTATTGGGTCTACAACTATTGACCCGCTACTTATTCGTTTTAGCGACCAAGAGAATGCTTTTGACTGGACGCCTACCGCCACAAACTCAGCGGGTGATTTAAGAGTTGGGAATGGTTCTAAGATCATACAGGCTGTTGAAACTCGGCGTGAGATAATTGTTATTACCGATAGCTCGGTTCATTCCATGCAATTTACGGGTGCACCGTTTACTTTTGGTATTACGCAATTGTCTAATCAGACAAGCATCGCAGGTATAAATTCAGCCGTTGCCGTTGGTGACGCCGTGTTTTGGATGGGCAAAAACCGTTTCTATGTATATGAGGGTCGTGTACAGCCACTACCATGTACGGTTCGTGATTATGTCTTTGATAACTTTGACATACAGCAAGAAGATAAAATATTTGCTGGATCAAACGCAGCCTTTGGTGAGGTTTTCTGGTTTTACACCAGCGATGACAACTCTACAGCAAATGGCGGCACTGCCGAAAATGACAGATACGTTGTATACAACTATGAGCAAAAAATTTGGTATGTTGGCAATTTAGAAAGAACTGCTTGGATTGATCGTGGTATCAACGAGTATCCAATAGCTACCACCTCTGCTACAAATGTAGATACGCCACTTGTCATGTATGACCATGAGCGTGGTGTTGATGCGGACGGTCAGGCGTTTACAGCGTATATTGAGTCTGCACCCATTGATATACAGGATGGTGAAAGCTTCTTCTTTGTTCGCCGGATGATACCTGACATCAGCTTTGAAAAGTCAGAGGCCAGCGCAACTAAAGAAGCTACAGTTACATTGAAGGCGCAAAGGTTCCCTGGCACTGGGTTCACAACTTCTAAGCCACTAACAGTTACGGATACGACTCAACAAAATCACACCAGACTAAGAGGTAGGTCTTTTGGTTTGCGGGTAGAGTCTGATAATCAAGGTGTTTTCTGGCGATTGGGTTCACCTCGATTGGAGATACAAGCGGATGGTAAGCGATGAGTAGAGAACTTGTACCTCCACGGTTTCCTTTAGCTCCTGAAGAGTATGATAGGCAATACTTTGATGAGATGGTTCGCTCATTAACGCAACTTGTGATACAATTACAAAACCCTGGTGAGTTGCGGGGCACAAAGATTACGCTTACCGACCTCCCGACCTCTGCAACTGGACTTGAGAGCGGAGCGTTGTATAATGACAGTGGAACTGTTAAGGTAGTGACATGAAGCTAAAAGATTTACTTCCTATCGCTGGTGCCGCTGCTGGGTATTTTCTCGGTGGTCCTGCTGGCAGTGCCGCCATCAATGCCGCACTTGGTTCTGGTATCGGTACACTTGTTGCTGGTGGTGACGCAAAGGACGCTATAAAAAACGCTATTCTAGCTGGTGGCGCAGGTGCGGGACTCGGTGCTCTTGGAGTACAAGGTGCTGGTGCTGCGCAAGCCGCTGGAGCCGCTGGAGCCGCTGGTGGTCAGGCTGTATACCAAGATGCTATTATGCGAGAAGCTAGTAAAAAAACTGCTGAAGAAGCGATTAAAAAACAAGCAATGCAGCAAGCGGCAAAGAGCGGGATTCTCGGCTCTGGCATCTCGGTTGGTGATGTGGTTGTTGGGAGTTCCTTACTCAGCCTAGCTGGTGTAGGTGATGAAGAGGTTAAAGACGAAGAATTTGATCCAAGAGATCTTGAGTCTGCACCAGACTATGAAGGTCAGCTTATTGGCGGTTTATTCGTGGATCCTGACACTGGAATTGCTTATGACACGATAGAAGAACTTGAGGAAGCTGTAAGCAAGAATAAGGAGTTCGCGGTTGGCGGGATTATAACTCTTAATCAGGGTGGTTTGATAGAAGGCCCAGGCACTGGAACATCGGATGATGTTAAGGCTGGCATTTATCAAAATGGAAGAAAAGTTCAGGAAGCAAGGCTTTCGGACGAAGAATTTGTTATGACCAAAAAGGCTGTCACAGGCGCAGGTAATGGCGATCCTAAATTAGGTGCCAAACGAATGTACGCCATGATGGACAAGTTTGAGAGGATGGCATAATGGCTGAAACAGTACGCAGCGAGTCACTTACCCTACTACCAGAATATCAGGAGAAGTTTCTTAAAGATCTCTTAGCCAGCACTCAAACGCTTGGTGGTCAAGCGACAACGATCCCAGCGTATCAAGTTGCGCCTATGACGGACGCTCAACAGGAAGCAATTGAGTTGGGTGTATCTGGCATTGGGGCATATCAGCCTATGATGCAGGCTGGGGCCTACACCTTGGGTCAGGGCGTAAGTCAATTGTTGCCCGGAGCCTACCAGCAATATATGTCTCCGTATACTTCTGAAGTCATTGATCAGAGCATGATGGATCTTCAGCGTCAGGCAGACATGGAGCGTAAGCGTATTGGTGATGCCGCCATACAGTCTGGTGCCTTTGGTGGATCACGCCAAGCCGTAGCTGAACAGGAGCTACAGCGCAACACAGCGGACGCTTTTGCCCGTCAATCAGCACAGCTTCGAGCACAGGCGTTTGAGTCGGCGCAAGACAGATCACAACAGGCTGGTGAGTTGTTTGGTAAGCTAGGTCTACAACAGGCGGCACTAGGTGAATCAGCCCAAGGCGCACAGGCCAGAGATGTACAGCTTCTGTCACAGTTGGGCGGTATGGAACAACAGCAACAACAAGCTGAGTTGGAAGCACAGAGAGCCACGGATCTTGAACGCCAGTACGAGCCGTTTCAACGGATTGGTTTCATGTCTGACATCTTCCGTGGTGTGCCGTCTACTACAAGTACAATTCAATCAAGCACATCTCCGAGTCCTAGCACCCTGTCTCAGGTCGCAGGTTTGGGTATGGGTATTGCGGGTCTTAATCAAGCTGGAGCGTTTGGTCAGGGCGGTATCTTTGGTGGTATTGGGAATATGCTTGGGTTTGGTAGCTAATGAGCAACGTGTATAACAGAAAAATGTTTCGTCAGCGCAATGCGCGAAACGCTTTGAATCAATCGGCTGGTGTAGCTCCTGTTCAGAAGTTTAACACAGGTGGTCAGGTGTTTGCGCCTAGACCACGAAATGTATTTTCTTCTCCTTTAACAAATAAAAGTTTTAGAGGAACAATACCAAGCGGTAGCGGTATCACAAGCTTACAGCCTCTAAATATTGCTCGTAGATTTATAACAAGTGGTCGTAATGTAGGATACGGTGACGGTGCAGGGATTAGCCCCGGTGAGTACGCTGTGTTGCAAGCAGCACAGAGCCGTTATCTAACGGGTCAAGCAATGAAAGACCCTACAGACACTAGGATCGGTGGAGCGATCACTGAAGCTTTGCGTGTTCCAGCAGAAGCGGCGGCTGGTAGTGGAGCGTTTATTGGTAGTTTAGCAAATCAAGGCATACAATCATTGCTGTCTTCGCCGAAAGGAGCAGGCACAGATAGCTTTGGACAACGCATGGCTGGTATGAAGCCGGGGGCACTTGATCCTAGCTTCTTGGCCAGCATGGGCATAAATGAAATTGATCCTACTGCCTACAGTGCTCCAATAGGACCTCAGCCAAAAGTGCCTACTCCTACAGGCGTAGCGGCAAAGTCTACAGGTATTTCACCTACAGGCGTACCGTCTGCACCAAATATTCCAGCAGATGAGCGTATGGCTCGTGATCAACAAATTCGTCAAGCGCAAGATATTACTGCACAAGGTGGCATGTATGTTACAGACGAAGAGACTGGAGCTTTCCCAGCAAGTGTAGATGCGCAAGAAGACGCCTTGAGAAACTTAACTGATAGTCTTGTGCCCGGTGCTGGAGGCGAGGGTGCAGACGCTGGTGACGATCTTGTGGAAACAAAACCAACCATTGATGATGCTGGCGAGGATGATGCCACACCAAGCACAGGTACAGGCACAGGTACGCAAGAAGGTTCTGGTGTTACGGGCGCAGCAGACACTAAAGAAGAAATTGATCGTGTCATAAACAGTGGCACCAAAGAAGAACAAGAGAAAACACTAGATTCGTTTATTAAAGAGTTTATGGACAAAGCTCCCGGTTACGAAGGTGCTGACAGTGGTCTTGTCCTTGCCAAGATTGGTTTTGCCATGGCCGCAGGTAAAAGTCCTCGCGCTATTGAGAATATTTCAAAAGCGTTAAGTGATGGCGCAGACATGCTGATTAAGGACAAGAATAAAAAATCTGAATTTGATCGTCAGTTAAAGCTGTCTGCCTTGCAGTATGGATTGAGCGAAACTGGTAAGTTGAGAGCACAAGAAAGACTTGATGATCGTAATTTCTTAAATTTAGTAGATAAGAATGGGAAACCTGCCCGAATAAGCATGACAGAACTGTTGGCAAATGATGGTAAAATCCCAGAGGGTTTACTAGATAAAGATGTGTTCTTAGCTCAAGAAAAAGCAGCTACAGAAAGAATTAAAAATATCAATGCGCAAACTGCGGCATTAAGAAAAGAACTTGTGCTTTCAGACACAGCGGCAAAAGATATCCAAGAAAGTTATGGTAAAGCTGCAAAACGATACATTGATGCTGAAGTCGGCATTGAGTTTACAGAAAAAGCACTATTGAATATAGCAGACGATGGATCAGTCACGGGTTTAAAAGGTTCAGTTAAAGACTTAGCAAATAAACTTGCTAACGCTGGTGGTTTTGACCTTGGTACAAAATATCAAACTAAAGCTGATTTTGAAAAGAATGTTCGGATGGCTTTTCAAAAACTAATTCCTGTTTCACTCGCGGGAGTTCAGTCAGCTAACTCTATCTCAAATAAAGATGTTCAATTCTTGGCAGATGCATATATTGATTCAGCGATATTAGAAGGCGGAGCGTTTAGCTTGGCCATGATTGATGAAGATGTTCTAGCCAGCAAGTTACAAGGTGTCGTTAGTGAGTTTAGAAGAAATCAAGCTACAGCAGCAGGTGATATGAGAGGCATCGAAGATCGTTTGACTGGTAGAATACTTCCGGGTCAAGGAGAAGGTTCTGCGGCGACACTTCTCGCTCAATCTAAAAAAGCACTTGAACCGTTTGGTATTGGTCAAAGAACTTCTTTAGGTTTGGTTGATACTGGTCAGAAAAACGCTCAAGGCATGCCTATATTTAAACTACCATCGGCTGGATAGGAGAGCGTCATGGGTTCAATTGTCGTTGAAACCGCTCAAGGACCAGTTCAGGTTGATATTGCTGGGGATGCGCCTACAGCCGAAGAACAGCAAGCAATCATCAATCAGTTTAGTGCGCCTCAACCATCACAAACTGAATTAGATTTTGCTACAGCGTCATTAGACGAAATTCGTGATTATGCTAGGCAGAAGAGATTAGCTGGCATAGATCCAGCAACGGGTGCTCCGATCACCGAAGACGAATACGTCAGCAAGTATAAAGAACCCGGCGTGGATTATCGCACGGGTGTAGACAGTGTTGGTGGCTTCTCTCGTTTACAGTTTGGTCGCATGGATACGGCTGGTGAGAAGTCTAACTATCTAAAAGGTATCGTTGGTGAAACAGGTTTCCGTGTAGATCCCTTGGGTAGACACATTCTTACGCAAGAAGGTCGTACCAAACTTGGTTTAGGTGAAGGGCGCGAGCTTGCGATTGATGAAGAAGGTTTCTCGTTTAACGATGTAAAAGAGTTTACCGGAGCCGCTGGCCTCCCGATTCTTGCTGCTACAGGCACAGCTATCGCCGCATCTGGAGTGGGGTTTGTTCCGGGTATGTTGTTGGTAGGATTAGCTGGTGCTGGAGGTAAACTTCTTGATGAGGGCATTGAAGCCGCAGAAGGTTTACAACAGCAAAGCATTGGCGATATTGCTCGTGATGCGGCATATGAAGGTGCCTTTGCCGCTGGAGGCGAAGGCATCGGGCGAGGTATTTCTAAACTCTTTGGCCGTATCATCAAAGGTCCTGGTGGCGAGGCTAATGAAGCTTTGCGTGCGCAGGCTCGTGAAGTTATCAATCGTGGCTACCGTCCAACTGTAGCGGGGGCAACCAGTCCAGAGTTTCGTCCTATCCTAAATCGTTTGCAGGCTGTGTATGAGGGAGTGTTCCCAAATCAAAAAGCCGCTACACAAAACCTAAATCAGGTTATCCAAGACATGAGAAGACTTGGATTAGCAGACGATGCCGCTATCAACAACCTTGATGAAGTGGTTAAAAACGACATCAACAAATTCTATCGAGGTGCCGACCAGACTTTAGCGGATGCGCAAAAGAGCATGGACGATGCTGTTCGTGGTGAGATCAGCACGATCATGCGTAACCTGAAAGATGGTAAAACCATACCAAAAGATCTTGATGACATGATCCGCCTGCGTAAGCGTGTGTTTGATGAGGATGTTGATCGCTTGTACACAATGGTTGGGGACAAGTTGCGTGGTCAAGCAATAATCCCCACAGGTGCCATTAAAAAAGAATTGAAGCGATTAAATAGAGAAACCATCGCTGATATTGAGGCAACTAAGTTTGCTAGAGAAGTTGAGGCTTTAGGTGATTTTGCTACACCTCAACAGTTGTCTAGGATCCGTACAGGTTTGACAGACGCTTCTCGCAACCCGGCTCTTCTAAACGATGTCAACGTAGGTGCACTAGGCGCACTAAAAGCATCTGTTAACCAAGCTTTTACTGATGCCGAAATAACACTGGCTCAAATGTCAAAGATGGGACTGGATGATGCAATAACCACAGTGGGAGGCCCAAGTATTCAAAGACCCCCAGGGTTCAAGATGAATATCACAACCGCTGAAGCATCTGATGCTTTGAACCTGTTAAGCCGCACTAACAATTTTTATCGGAACGGTATTGGGCGTTTTGACAATATCGTTGTGCAAGACATTATCAAACAGACTCGTTCTGGTCAGATGAACATGAGGTTTATCTTCGACAAGATTATTCAAGAGGATAACCCCGAAGCGTTTGATCAATTGATGAAGGCTATTCGTGGTGCGCCTACAGGAAAAGCTTTGGGGGCAGACACAGGTATCATTGATCTTGCAGAAGGAACTAGGATTCTCAAGACTCGCAAGATTGGTAATCGCACCGTAGAACAAGCTTTGCGGGATGTGCAAGGACTACCAGCAAACAATCGCACTCGTATGATGGTCGAAAAAGCGGCTCGTGACATTGAAGCAGAAGCGGCTGAACTTGCTCGTATTCGTGGTAACGGTGCAGAGATGGCAGAAGAAGTACGCCAAGGTCTGTCTAGAATGTACATACAGGAACAGGTTAAGCGTTCTCTTACAATTGATCCAGCTACGGGTGTAGAGGTTATTGATCCGATTAAACTGGTAGCAAACATACGTCAGAAGGGCACTACTGTTGACAAAATGCTGGGCAAAGAACTCAAAGATGTGAATGACATTTTAACAGTTCTTGAGCGTGGTAAAGCAAACTTAGCCCCAGACGTTGTGAATCAATTGCGTAGTAAGCCGCTGGGGCAAGCGTTGCGTGATCTGCAAGCCGCTGAAGCACGCCGTGCAGCATTGGACAAAGACGTTATTATTAACACGTTGAGATCAACTAGCGATCCAGATGTCATTGCACAAACAGTTTTCAAAAGCCCTAGCTCTGTTCGTCAAGCGCAACGGTTCTTACCTGAAGAAACCATGAACAACGTCCGTGATGCTTCTATGGGTAGAATATTGAAACAGATTGGTGCAACTGTAGACGAAGCTGGCCAAGTACGAATGACAGATGATTTCATTGAGTCTTTCAAATCTGGTAAGCTAGGAGGCAAACTACAATCAGTGCTTCGGTCTTACGGTCCTGACACCATCAATTCAATGTTTGGACGCAACGCATTTGATAGCTTGAACGCTATGGCAGAAACAATGGTCAAGGCATCAAACGCCGCAATTGCTGGTAAGGGCGGTCTTGCTGCTCCGAACATCGCACTTGGTCTTGGTGTTGTCAGTTTGATTATGAATCCTCTGGCTACATTGCCTACAGCAGTGGCTTATGGCGTTATGTCAAAAGCATTACGCGATCCTCGAGTCTTGCGTATGATGATGGCATCACGCAAGCCAAACAGCGTAAAAGATTTTCTGTCTGGAAAGTTCAAAGCAAATGACCCAATCGCGCAGGGTTTTCAAGTTATGAATCAACTGGTCGCCGCCGCCGCTGTTCAAGGAACACGCATGAGCGTAGAACAAACAGCGGAAGAAGTAAGACCTGTAACTCAAGAGGCAATGCAACAAATTGCACCTACGATAAATCAAGCCGCTCAAACGGTTGCACAGCAGGCTCCACAAGTTATGCCTGGTACGGCTGGTAGCGCGGCACAAGTATCTCCAATTTTGTTACCTGATCCTGCGACAGCAGCACTGGCGCAGCAGTTAGGAAGGACAACACCATGAATAAAGATAAACTTAGGGCTGAAATAGCTGAAGACGAAGGATGCAAGTACGAAATATACTTGGACCATTTAGGCCTAGAAACGTGTGGAATCGGTCATTTAATCCGTGAGTCAGACGAAGAGTATGGTAAGCCCGTAGGCACAGTTGTAGAACAAGAACGTGTCAAGCAACTGTTCAATCTTGACATTGCTGTAACTCTTGAAGACTGCAAAAGACTGTATCCTGACTGGGGCGATTTACCACAAGAGTGTCAACATATTGTAGCAAACATGATGTTTAATCTTGGTTACCCTAGGCTAGCTAAATTTAAAAAGATGAAGGCTGCTGTTGATGACAGAGATTTTAATGAAGCCGCAAACCAGATGGTTTCTTCAAAGTGGTATACGCAAGTCCCCAATCGAGCCAGACGCTTGGTCGCTAGGATGCGAGCACTAGCCGATGACTCAAGTAGCAGTTGAAACGGGAACCATAGGCGAACATATATGCACTCTACGTTTATTAAAATCTGGTGTTGCTTGTTCCATCGTTAATCTTCAGACCGTTGATGTCATTGCTCATGACTATAGTAGAGTCTGGCGTATTCAGGTTAAGTCAAGCAGTCTTCGTGTAGAAAAGGGAAGAAAGGCTGGATACCATTTTAGCCTAGGTGTAGGCGGTAGGCGTAAACGTCCTCTTACACCAATTGACTGTGATATTGTAGCTCTTGTTTCTATTGAACATGAACAAGTTGTGTTCTTTCCAGTTGCTAAGTTAGACAGTCAAAAAACAAAACGTATGCTCACCAAAAGATTTTTAGACCCGCAGACAACAGTGAAAAGCTGGGAAAAATGTATGGACTACTTTGCTTAACCCACTTCTCCCCAATTGTCTCCTAGCTCTTGGTCAACCTTGCTAGGCACCTTTAATTCCATACTGGTTTCCATAATCTCTGTGATCCTTGACGCTTGCTCCTCGGACTCGACATTGAAGCACAGTTCATCATGCACTGTTAACAAAGGCACCAACCCTTCTTTGTAACATTCGACCATAGCTTGTTTAGTTTGATCAGCCGCAGACCCTTGAATTAATCTGTTCAAAGCTTTATAAGTAAATGCGCGGCGGATATTCAAACCATATTCAACTTCAGCTGCTTTCCTAGGCATAGGCTTGTTATAGCCAAATGTCGAGGGTTCCCACATATCGAAACGACATAATCGACCTAGGTAGGTACGAATCTGGCCATGTTTTTTCGCCGCGCCCGAAACCATGTCCGCTAGTCCTTTGACGAATGGCACCTTCTTGTGATACTCCGCCAGCAGTTCTTTAGCTTCATCTGTACTGATATCCATAGTGTGCGCTAACTTACCCACGCCCATACCGTACATAATGCCAAGGTTTACAGTCTTTGCCTGCTTACGACTGATGCCTGCCATGTCTGCCACCATCTGATGGAAGTCAGCGTCACCTTTGTGATATTCTGCCACCACATCGTCAATAGATGCGTGACGATGTTTTTCACCAAGAGCAGCACAGTAATGAACCAAGAGCCTCGGCTCTTGACTTGAGTAGTCAAAGCTACCCCACTTGCAACCATCATCCGGTATAAACAAGCCACGGATCATTGCCTTAATCTCTGGATCTCGTGCAGGAATTTGCTGTAGGTTTGGATTGCTTGATGAGAACCGTCCTGTCACAGTTCCGCCATCATCCGACCGCAATTGATGGAACTCGCAGTGTATCCGTCCCTTGTGGGCAAACTTCAAAATGTTATCAATAAACGTGTTACTAGCCTTATCTAGTTCGCGAAGTCTAAGTATCTTTGCCGCAACTTCATGCGTACTGGCCTGCAAGAACGCTTTGGTAAAAGATGGTTGTCCGTTGTTCTCGGTCTTATTGTAATGCAGACCATAGTGGTCAAACACCTTGGCTACACTCTTCGCGACCCACGGCTCTATCTCTATACCTGTGCTATGCTTTATCTCCTTAACTAGATCTTGCTTACGCTTGATCAATGTTTTCTTGGCTTGCTCTGCGTGATCAATGTTTACAGCTACACCCTTCTCCCGCATGTCAAGTAAGACTGGTATCAGATCCGTCTCTAGCTTGAACACATCCATAAGACTTTGCTGTTCTAGTTGAACCTTAAATACATTCCACAGCTTCAGTGTGATCTCTGCATCCTTCTCGGCGTATGCCCCTACGAACCTAGAGTTCAAACGCCACATCTCTCCTTTAGGGTCAAAGCCGTAATCACTAGCGGCGGCACGCAGGGTCTTTTCATCCTTGCGCATGTTTAGATAGTCTCGACCCAAGTTGTTAAGGCTGTAACTGAACCTGTTCTCATCAAGCAAGGGAGCTGCTACCATGGTGTCGATTATCGTACCTTGAATCTTGACTCCTGCCCATCTTAGCCAGCCAGCATCATATGTAGCGTTATGCATGATCTTGGGGATGTTAGGCGTGTTAAGCTGATCCTGTAGCCATGTCATGACTTTCTTTTGTGGGATGTTACCGCCACCTTCATGTGCGATAGGGTAGTAACCAACAAAGTCCCCAGCCGCTATAGCTACGCCAACTATGAACCCATCACCTCGTGCCCATCCTGGGCCTAGTGTCATTAGGTTTGGATCACTTGTTTCAAGGTCAATAGCGATATACTCACTATTACGCAGATCAGGAAAACTGTCTGGTGGCACCCAATCTTTTTCTATTGTGTCAAGATCCATCCGGTGCAAGAAGCTGATCTGGCTCTTTTCCTTAGTCATCTGCAAGTTCTCCACCGCAGGCCATGTAACCACAAGCATCAACCCAGTTATCTTGATGATGTGGATTAGATGCAATCCGAGCAATCTTTAGCAAGGTCATCTTAACCGCACAATCCATTCCCATGGGCAGGTCATCCGGCTTTATACTGTCCCACCAATACCAAGCAGTTTCAATGTTGGTAAAGTTGTTCTCCATTTCACCATGTTGAGATGCTCGGTCTTTGGTTACATAACCTTTTGCTGTATCTAATATTTCTGATCTTTTCATTTTATCTTCCAGTCAACTCCGAGTTCGGTGGTTAAACAAAAGTGTGCTTCAGGAAACATCTTCCATGTTCTTTGCGTCATTGCTACATGGCACTCAGAGATAGATTCGTGCCGACTCAAAACATCAACTCTACCTTCGCTGGCTGAAGTCATTGTTACCATTATCAAAAGATACTTCATATGACATACCTATATTTTGCTTGTGAATCAATAATATGCAGGTTGTGCCGTGCTCGTGTTATACCTGTATAGAAGACTCGATGTTCATCGTCTTGATCAGGGTTGCTGACGGCTGGATACGAAGAGTCTGTCAACAGCATAATGTTATCATCCTCGCCGCCCTTCATACGGTGGATGGTTGACAGTTTTATACGAGGCTTATGAAGATCCTCTCCCCTACGTTTGATTGCTTTTACATACGTTATGTCTTCTTGTGACATGTTGACAACAAGTTCTGGTCGCGTGTCTTTGGGTGCGATAAGTCCATGATTTGCAACGAGTTCATCATAACCAAACAATCCTTCAGGATCTACTGCTTCAAAGGTTTTCTTTGCGCCACGCTTTAACAGAGCCTTGGCTCCTTGCTTTGGCATCAGATCATATAAGTCCTTCAAGCTACCCACGCTTACGCTTTTGCCGGATGCAATCGCGTTCCATGTGTTGATGCCCTCCAAATATGCTGGGTTAAGACTAGGCCTGCCGTACCGTTCAAACAGGTATCCATCGTCTCGTAAACTATTGTGAATGTTGTTCAAGGATCTGTTGGTTCTAGCCATTATAGTCCACGAACCTTCATCAATGTTCACATCAAACCAGTTCATGTGAAAATCGGTGAAACCTTCATCGTCTCTCGGTTGCCAGTCCTTGTGCTGACGATACCCGATACGCTTCACTACATGATTGGCTAGATTGAACACGGATCTCGGCACTCGGTAGCTTTGATTTAGCACACGTTTATTGTCCGAGGCGTTCATGAAACTGCTTATGTCCACACCATTCCAGCGGTGTATGCATTGGTCATCATCTCCGGCGTACCATACTCTCGCCGCATTCTCCTTGAGTATGAGAACCTGCTTCCATTGTAGCGGTGTAAGATCTTGTGCCTCATCAACTATGAGGACTTCTAAACTCGGAGCCGTACCCTGCTTTACGAATAGCTCAATCATGTCGGTGTAATCGAATTTACCGAGTTCACTTTTGTAAAGAGAATAGACTTCGTTAACTCTTTTCAACAAAGACCAATGTAAAGTGTAGTCGCCGCGATCACTGTATTCCTGTTCCATGGTTATACAACGGAGCTTGGCGCGACTGATAATTTCTAAATATCTATTGCCCTCTTTTTGTGACAGAGGAACTAACCCTTCCTCCATAATTTCGGCAGTGTTGGTGTCAAAGGATAAACCGAGCACACCGCCCAGCTTCCTAAAATCTTCAGGCTGCATAGTGTCTCTTTTATCCATGCCAAGCCAGTTGAAGCCAATGGAGTGTAATGTCTTGAACCAAGGTACATCTTTTTCTGTCAACCTTAATTCTTTACCGACCCTATGTCTGGCTTCTTCAATCGACTTTCTGGAGAAGGACACAAACCCTATACGATCTGGAGGCGTACCACGTTGCAGTTCTTCACGCACAATGTTGATCATCGTGTGTGTTTTACCGCAACCAGGAGGCCCAAAGATCAGGGTTTCCTCACTCATCAGTCATCTCGCGAGGACGTTCAGCGATCCAGTTTTCTACTTCTTCTACATTCCAACGAGATACACTAACCCTGCCATCTGGTTTGTGAGATCCGAATACAAACGGCTTGGGGAAGTGCCCTTCCTCAACCCACTTATATATTGTGGATCTGGATACCCCCAACATATTAGCAAGATCACCGACCTTCATGTAGGACGGTAAATCAGAACGGGATGTCATTAAATTTCTCCTTTACTGGTAAATTAACTTCACTCGTATCAAACTCTGGCACATGCCATACACGCAGGTTTTTCCACTGGCCAGTAACCTCATCCTTCAGCTTATAGATGCTGTTACACTCCTGCCCTCCATTCAAATCCTTGAGTCTCTCCTGTATTTGAGGTCGCTTATATTCGTTGAATCCTCGATTACGCAGGAACTCCATAAGACCTTTTAACGTAAACAATGTAAGATCATTTTCAGTCCAAGGCTTACCCATGATCATTTCTTCTGGTGACCGCGCCCTAATACGGCTGGTGCAGAAGATTTCAAGCAGTTCTTCAAACTGACCCTTAAACGTCAGTTCTTTCGGAACCTCGATAGCTGTTGCGTTTTGCAACATGTTGTTAACCACTACCTGCCAATCCTGTGACTTCAACAGTGGCGGCATGGTATCAATCTGTTCCATACAGGCTCGTTGAAACTGAAGCGGCATCTGTAGTTGCTCTGTTGTCAACTCCAATCGTTTACCGTCAACGTCCATAAAATATAAACGTGGCTCAGACTTTAGGACAGTTAACCCGCCTATAACAGGCATAGAGTCACTACTACCTATGCCAAACTTAGCGGCACGACACGCTGCCTTGTCACAATGACTGGACATCGGTTCTTCTTTACACAGGTAACCATATTCTTTTTTGTCATGCTGATTTTGTATCGTAACAACTTCACTAGCTGGCAGTGAGGGTTTGCAATACTTCTGGTTCCACTTTTCCAAAGTGGACTTCCAATTGTCTGGATACATGAGCTTGGCTGTGACCGCCGCATGAAACATAACTTTGTTTCTGGTGCCGTCAGGTACAGATGTGGCAAACATAATCCGCAGACACGGCGGCATGTTCTTCAGTTCAGTGTCTTCGTCTATGAACTGTAGCTTACGCAATTTTTCTAGTGTGGTGCTTTGCTTCTCAACCATAGTCAAGAAGTCCTCAAAGCTGACCTCCTCGCCCTTTTCATCAATGGCGTAACGAAGTGTATTCTTCTGGTCAAAATATGGCAGGTTGATAAAGTTGCCAACGTCACCACGTTCAGCAAGGATCTTATCCTGCTTGGGAAATACTTCACAGCCACCAAAACCTAAAACCGCAGCGAACTCGGTCAGGTGGTCGCGCATATCTGTTGCACTAATCCAGTCCTTAGTAAACAAGAACAGGTGTGCGCCTCCAGATTTAGAGCGGCAAACAATCAAAGGAATTTTGAAACGGCGGCACTTCTTTAATATTTCAAGGTGGTCAATCGGATAGGTGTCAATGTCTAATGCACCAAACTTACACATGTTCTTATTGTTAATAGGTATTGATCCGATACCATGCTCCCCATTCAGATGCCCCTGCACCAGTTCTTTAGTAAGGGGTTCCCGAACAATGAAACTTTTAGCCTCTGTCTTTCCGTTTCTTCTTGTGCTTCCTACTGTTGTCTGACCGTGTGCAACGCTTGATCCTTCAAACGCAGACATGAAGCGGTCAATGAAATCCATCATATACTCCGTGCAAGAAGGGGGAGGCGAACCTCCCCCAAGTCAACTAAAATGGAATGTCATCGTCCTGTGGTGGCGTAGATGAAGAATTAGTAGTCTTCATCTCATCGTCAGCCGCAGCCTTAACTTCACCTTTTGTTATTGACGCACGGAACTCTTTGGCTTCATCAAAGACAGCCTTGTCCTGCACAAAGCCAACCTTTTCGATTGACCAGTTATACCAAGACCGCAATGAACCATCGACAGTCTTAGACTCTTCAATTACAGACAACTTCCACATGGTCGCAAATAATGCCGGAGTACGCATGTTGCCTTGCGCATCCTTAACCTTCTGCATAGCAATCTGTGTTTTCCAACGGCGACTAACCTTCAAGCCTGTTGACTTAAAGTCAATGATAGCTTTCTGGGTCATGCCATCTTCACCAAACACCAAGCAATAGTGCTGATCTGTCTTAATGACCTCGTTACCATTCGCAAGAAACTCTTTGGCACCTTGGCGAGTAGTTTGAGTCAGGCGCGGATCGGATGGGTCGATAGGCCCTAGATACCCGCCCCCCTGATCTTCAGGGATAAACTCTGGGTACACAGTTGCCTGATAACAAGGAATCACCGTGATGCCCTTCTCACCGTCCCAAGTCTCCTTGGTCAGGGTGTTGAACACATCGCCTTGATTAAGACCAGCGATATACTTTGCATCGCTTTTCTTGAGTTGCGGTGATGTGCCTTGGGCGACACGAACAAATGGGATCTCCAGTTCTGACGCATCAAAGTCAATGCCTTCTCCGGCAGTTAACAGGATGTCATCCATAATTGTAGCTGGCAGTCCAGCTTCTTCTTTTTTCACTACATTATTAGCCATCTTTATTTCCTCTTCACATCAGCAGTTCTAGCTACATATGCTCCAAACATATCCAAGTCGATAGGCAAACCTTTCTCTACACGCTCTCTTACAAACGCTTTGAGTGTCATCGCATGAATATGAGTTTTTTGTTCAGGATGGAAACCCTTCTGCTCAAGGTCGTACATAACGTCCCCAGCAGCGTTGTCCTGACCACGACCAAACGACACGATGATGTCGTTCTTTATGATGTCATCCAGACCATGTTCACGGAGCCAATTAAATGCGTCCTGCTTCCGATCCGCAGGGATACTCGCTGATACAAACGGTTTTAGTTGAACGGTAGCTCCATCCACATCAACACGTTCAATGCCCATCTCATCCATGAGCATTGGTATCTGTTCAAACGATATCCGCTGTTTGTCCTGCTTAAGTGCCTTCAGATGTTCTTCAGCCTCATCAATTTGCTGCTGAATACTATTTAACTGACGCACCAGACTGGACAGTTGTTTGCCGCCATCCGCGTCTACACCACCTAGTGTATCTGCATCAGCGAACATTTCTTCATCAAAGATATTTTCACTCTGCTTCATAGCAAGTACATCCTCTTCAGGTTTATGGGTTGACGGACTCGTTCCGAACCCTTATGTTTGTACCATATAGGAGGATATAGATGAAAGTCAACTATAAATTAAAAACTGAACCATATGCGCATCAAATGGAGGCATTGTCTCGTAGTATAACGGAAGATAAGTTTGCCTTTTTCATGGAGATGGGCACTGGTAAGTCCAAAGTTCTTATTGATACTATTGCGACTATTGCAGGGCAAGACCGAATACGTTTTGCTTTTATCATTGCACCAAAGGGTGTATATCGCAATTGGGTCGAGAAAGAAATACCAGAGCACTTCTCAGATGAAGTGTTGTATCGAGTTTTTTATTGGCAGTCCAAAAAAACTAAAGCTTATGAAAAGGATCTTAAAGAGTTTTTCCGGAACGATGATCCTGGTGTCAGGATATTTGTAATGAACATTGAGGCGTTTAGTTCCTTGCGGGGTAAAAACATAGCTCAATGGATTACGGTTCGGTTCGGTTTCCAAGGTCTGATTGCCATAGATGAAAGCACTACAATCAAAAACTCAACAGCTAAACGCACTAAAGTCCTTACTAAACTAGCTCCTTTGTTTAAGTACCGTAGGCTTCTTACTGGCTCTCCTGTCACAAAAGCACCAATGGATTTGTTTTCTCAGTGCGAGTTTCTTGAACCTGGCCTCTTGGGTTACGAGTCGTATTACTCCTTCATGCATAGGTTCGCAGTTTTGCGTAAGATAGAGATGGGTGCGCATTCATTTCAAAAGGTGGTCGGTTACAGAAACATGGATGAGCTAACTCGTAAGATTGATGAGTTTAGTTATCGGGTCTTGAAGAAAGACTGCCTTGATCTGCCTGAAAAAACATACACTGTGCGTTATGTTCCCATGAGTCCAGAACAGCTAAGTATGTATATGGATCTACAAAAAGAAGCTGTCTTACTTCTTGATAACGGGGAACTAGTTACTGCCATGCAGGTCATGACACAGATGTTACGAGTACAACAAATCCTGTCAGGCCACGTTAAAACAGACGATGGCGAAATGATCGAGGTTCCAACCAAACGTCTTGATGCATTATTAGAATGTATTGAAGAGTCAAGCGGAAAGATCTTGATATGGTCACGCTTCAGATATGATATAATAAAGATAACCGCCGCCCTCAACAAAGCATATGGTGAGGGGTCAGCGGCGGCATACTTCGGGGATACCCCAGACGATGAGCGTCAGCGAATTGTCAAGGACTTCCAATCTCCGTTGTCTGATCTGAGGTTCTTTGTCGGGAATCCAGCAACAGCAGGATATGGCCTCACGCTAACAGAGGCTAATACGGTGATCTATTATGCTAATGACTTTAACCTTGAAACTCGGATCCAGTCAGAAGATCGTTGTCACCGGATCGGACAAAAGAACCCCGTTACCTACATAGACTTGATTTCGGAGGGCACGATTGATGAAAAGATCGTGGGTTCTCTACGAAATAAAATTGATATTGGCGCAAAAGTATTAGGAGAAGAGGCAAGAAAATGGCTGACATTAAACCCCAAATCTTAGGAAGCATTGACGTTTTGGTAGACTACAAAAAGGGAAACCTCACGTTGCCGCAAACAGTTGACAGGTTCCGCAAACTAACAGGCTTGACTGAAACTGTGGCTGAAAAATTTATAAGGGGGATGTCTCGTGACAATGTCGTGTCGCTACAGGCAAAGAGAAATGTCGTTGAGTCAGAGTCGGAGAAGATTAATGATTGAGAAAGGTGATGGCACTCTCTCTAAATTAATGAAGAATGGGTTATGTCCTCGATGCCATAGTGGTCTACCACTCGTTGAAGTTCATGGTCATACACAATGTGCAACCTGTAAACTTGTGGTCGGGGAATGTTGCACAGGGGAAACGGCTGATGACTGGCCTGTAGATCGGGCTGATGACTAAGTTACAGGTCACACCACTTAGCCTTCGTGAAGCAAACGAGTTTGTTGGTAATTTTCATAGACACAACAAACCTACCCAAGGCGGCAAGTTTGCAATCGGGGCGACATATGGTGATGAACTGGTAGGCGTGGCTATCGTAGGTAGACCCGTGTCTGCTACGTTA